CCTAGTGATCCTCGATTAGAACGCAGACTATTTGAAAAAGTTTTACCAGTATATAATAAAGAGCTAGATTCAGCACAAAGAAAATTTGTTTATGATCTAGAAAAAACTCAAAAAGATGAGAGAACAAGAGTTCTAGATGACAGAATTACTAAGGCTGTTAAAACATCTAAGTCTAATTTCTATGCTGTAGAAGGCATGGTCGATCAAATTAAAGCAGAAAAAAACTTTGATAGTCCTCAAGCACTAAATTATGTTTATGAACGTGTAGGAAACTTAGTTCAAAAAAACGTACTTACACCAGAAGAAGGTCTAAGAATAGTTGATGAGTTACCTTTTACACCTACTAATGAACCAGAAAAAACATACAAGAGTGTTGACGAATACTTAGATACTATAAAAAATAAAGATAGTGTATTTTATGCAAAAGCTAGTGGTAGAGTACAAACATTAAGAAATATCATAAACGAGAAAAAGAAAGAACGAGATCAGATAGAACTAGATACAAGTGATATACAAGCTAAGGCATTTGAAAGAGAAGAAATAGATCCCTTAGTAGCAGCTAGTGCGGATGGCACATTGGAAATGTCACAGATACGAAGTCTGTACGAAGAGTTTGTAGAAGCTCCTTGGTATATAGAAGGTCATACTAAAATCCCTGTAAAGTTACAAGCTTTTCACAATAAGACGCATACAGGTGGTGTTAGAGATAAACAAGTTGTAATTGCTCAAGAATTTTCTGGTGAAATTAACCAAGCCTTGGAAGATGTCGATTTGTTTTATAGAGAGCAAAAGACTTTAGATGCTAAAGAAGATCTAGGTCTTACTGATACTAATGCTGTTAGAAGACTACAGGCTGAATTTAAAAGACAGTTGTATGGTGAAAACGGTAAAGATCTCGAAGCTTTAAAGTTTGCTATAGGGTCTGGTCAGTATACGTTTCAACAACGAGTCGATGAAATACTTAAGGACATGGAGGGTCGTCTTGAGTCAATCATTAAAGCACCAGCTGTAGTACCATTGAGTGAAGCTGTCGGTGATTTACTAGAACTTAGAGCTCAGGTTAGAGAGAATCCAGACTTACTATTTAGTAAGACAGCTCTCAAAGGAGAAGATGTAAACAGTCTATTCGATTTTCTTAATACTGGTGGTGTAAGAAATCCAGAGCTACAACAGTTCTATAAAAACGCACGATTTAGAGTTATAGAAGATGGTAAGGTTAGGGTACTAAGTGGTTATGAAGCTGCTGAAGTTCGAGGTAAAGAGCTTGGTATCTATGACCAGAAAGGTAAGAAGTTGATGAACTTTAATGCTAAGATTCTGAAAGATTATAAGGCAGTCAACGATGTAGAAAACAAGACTACTGCTCAAAAAGTTATCAAGGCATTTTCGGAAGGTAAAGGTGAGAAGATGACAGAGTTTCTTACTCAACATGCTATCAATAGAAGCGGCGGTACAAGTATGGTAGAAGATAATGCCTATACTTATAAGGGTCGTAGTGGCTCTACCAGTCCAAGAGAAGGTGTAACTCGAATGAATGGTGCTCGGATTGTTGCACTTGCACAGGATGGATCTACTGATTTTGGTCGCTATCTTCTTTCTAATGAAAATATACTGTTGTTACATTCTAAAGGTATGATAGACTTGAACAAAGAGTTTACAGAAGATCAACAAAGTAAGGCTGTTATTGATCTTATGGCTTTAAACGCTAACCGTACAAATTCTATTAGTGGAGCTGTAACTGAAGAAACTAAAAACTTTAGAAAGATGACTAATTTTTCATCTGAAGAGTTAGATGTTATTAAGCAGATATTTCCTAACTTAAGTGAAAATTACTTTGCTCAATTCCAAACCTTAGAAGCAGAGGTTGCTCAACTAATTCTTAGTGACTTAGAGAAGTTCCAGAAACAGATAGCAGCAGAAAGACAGAGAAAGAAAGACGAAAGAGCAGCAGAACAACTAAGAAGATCAAAATTAAGTAAACGAGAACTAAGAGGCAGATGACCGATTCCTACGGATTAAGTGATGAAAACATTGATTTAGCCGCTGAACGTGTACAAGACTATTTAAAAGAAATAGAAGAAAGAGATGCTTCACGAAAAGCAGCTCAAGAAGAAGTTACAGCAGGCGAAGAACAGGCATTAGCTCAACAAGAAGATCCCAGAAACTCGGAAACATGGGGAGCTAAAGCTTTTATAAAAGAGGGTCAGTCCATCCTATCCGGTGGTTTACAAGATACTGCATCCTCTATTGCCACCTTTCCTGAGCGTACAGCAGATGCGTTATCAGGAGAAATGCAAAGACAGAGGGAAGAGACTGGTACGTACAAACCAGACTGGACACCCTTTGACTCATACGATAACCCTATCGAAACAAAAACATGGTGGGGTAAACAGCTACGAGGTCTAGTACACTTTGGATCTCTGGCAGCTGGCACAGTGCTAGCAGCTAAAGGTGCAGCAGCCACAGGTATAATATCTATACCAGCTGGTTTAACTGCTATTACAACCAATACACTAGCTAGAGGTGCAGCTATTGGTGCTGTGTCTGACCTTGTATCTAAAGAGTCAGACGAGCAAAACGCATTAGGTGCACTACGTGATAGATATGGTTGGGCTGATACACCTATATCTACAAAAGATACTGACTCTCCTGTTATGATGAAAGTCAAAAACATTGTAGAAGGTATGGGCTTTGGTCTATTCTTTGACGGACTAGCCTATACACTTAAGAAGGGTAGTCAACCTGTAATCGAACAGATTGCCAAACGTAACAAAAGTATAAAAGATCAGACTGTAGAAGCTGGTATAGCACAGTTGCGTAGAGGAGAAGCTGAGTTTAGAGCTGACAAAAACGCACCTATATCTGATGCACACCAAGGGGCACACCCATCAGAGGTAGAGCCACAGGTAGCTCGTGAACAACTATCAAGGACTCGTAAGGAGTGGGGTCAGGAAGAAGGAGCAACAGGTTCCGTAACCAGACCGCTTGAGCGTGAGCGTATAGCACAAGAAGGAGCAACAGATGATGCTACAGTCGAGCGTATTATGCGTGGACTGATGAGTAATGATAAGTTTGCTAAAGAGTTAGAAGCTGCAAAAGGCAACAGACAAACTTTAGTAAATACATATAGAGAATCTATCGAAGCACATCAACGAATCACACAGGGTAGAAATGCTGCTGATATGTCAGCTAGTGAGTACTTAAAAGACTTACTTGAAGCACGACCTGATATAGTTGATGGCGAAGAAATTTGGACATCTAAGAATGTAGTTGTAGCTGATCTTGTTCTAGGTTCTTTGATGAAACAATTACGAGATACAGGCATAGCTGCTCGTGAAATATCTGATTTAGTAGATATAAACGATATAGATGGGCCAGCTAAACAAATAGTTGACACAATGCTAACAGCTCTATACCAAACTAAAAAAGCTAGATTTGTAAAGTCTGACTCTTTTAGAAACTTAGCAGCTGGTAGACAAAGAAAGGTAGCTATAGATGATGCTGTTAAAAAATCAATAGCAGATTCTAAAGAGTCTATCATGTCAATACTTAAGATTACAAAAGATAATCAGGATGAAGACTTGATGAACGCCATGATAGAAGCGTTCTCAATTATGGATGATGTAAATACACTCGAAGACTTTGACAACTGGGCTAGAACCGTTATTAAAGGTGGTAAACTTAACGCTAACGATATTGACCGTACAGGAGCCCTTATAAGAGAGCTTGAAGGCGTTATGACCAATAGTGTCCTAAGTGGCCCTAAGACCCCTATAAGAGCTATTATGGGTACATCTGCGGCTACATTCTTAAGACCGTTATCTACAGCTCTAGGTGCTGCTATACGTTACCCATTTGATGGTGACGCATCTACACTACGAGCTAGTTTAGCATCCATCAATGGGATGATAGAAGCTATACCAGAGTCATTTACATTATTTAGAACTAAACTCAATTCTTATTGGAAAGGTGATCTAGCTACAATCAAGACTAGATTTTCTGAGTTTAGTCGTGGCGATCAGAACTGGGAGCTTATACGTAGATGGGCAGAAGATAGTGGTAGAGCTACAGCTGGTGATACAGCAGCATTTCGTATTGCTAACATGGCACGTAAAATGAATGACTCTAACTTTCTGACATACTCTACAAAGATTATGGCAG